GGGGGCGCCGGGGTGATCGTCCGGCTGCCCGGGCCGCCCAGAAGCCGGGGAGAAGACGGCTTGCTGGGCGGGCCGGGGAGTCTGAGCCCAGGCGGTGACGTTGCTCGCCGCGCCCGTCACGCCGACGACGATGGCGATGCCCGCCGCGAGGACGCGCAGCCGGGGGCGGCGGACGCGGGCGACGAGCAGGACGATGGCGGCGAGGGCGGCGAGCTTGAGGGCGGCGACGATTGCGATGCCGCCGAGCGAGTAGCCCTGTGCCATGACGGGGTTCTGCTCCTGCCCGATGCCGACGACTTCGATGACGGCGGCGAAGGTGAGGAGGTCGGCGAGCATGGCCGCGGCGACGAGGGCTGTCATGCCGCGTCCGGCCCGTGGAGATCACGCCAGTCGTCGAGGTCGAGCACGACGATCCCGCGTCGCTTGTGGCCGGGTCCGGGTGCGTCGGTGACGACGAGGAGCTGCACCTGGCCGGCGTTCACCGGCACGGATTTGAGCCAGCCCCAGTACCGCTCGCTGAACGATCCGCCGGACTTCACCTGGGCTGCCCACAGGTCGCCGGACACGTCTTCCTTGCCGCCGAACTGCCCGACGCGCCGGAGGCCGAGGTGGCGGGCCACGTCGCGCTCGATGGCGTTGCCGCGGCTGCGGTTCGTCCGGCCACGGCGGACGGTGACGGGGTTCTCCATGACGCCACAGCGACGGCAGGCGTTGGCGTACCAGTCGTGGCGCCGGCAGCGGGGCTTGCCCTTCGCGCCGTTGGACGTGGGCGGGGACTCGTCGGGGTAGTGCATGGGCAGACGGTCGAGGTCGGTCATGGCTTCGCCGCCAAGTGGAGGGACGCCACGACTTGCCGGGCCGTGTCCGCCGCTCTCTTCGTACCGCCGTCGATTGACGGCGTCTCCCGCGGGGAGGACCGGTCGGTAGGACCGGTCGGAACGGTCGGTCGGTAGGACGGCACGACGGCTTGCGACTCGTTAGCGACTCGCTGACGACGCGATGCGGCATAGGCGCGGTCCCGTTCACGCTTCGACTCGCGTCGTTCGTCGGCCACGCCGAACCAACTGGCCCACGACGGCTCACGGATCAGCCCGTCGGCGTCGAGGAGGCCCACGTCCGTAAGGGCAGCCTGAATGGCCCCCGTGTCACCGAGGTCGTAGGGCAGGGTGTCCACGGCATCGTCGAAGGCGACGCGGCAGCCGGACTCCCACGAGGCGTCCACGACGGCGTCCCAGGCGACGACGGCAGCGAGCCCTACCTTCCGGGTGGCCCGCACGAGTCTCACGTCGTACAGCGTCCTAGTCGAGCGGTCCCCGATGGCGAAGCCGGCATCCCGGCTCATACCGCCATCCCGGCACGTCGACGGCGTCGATACTCACGCATCCGCGCCCGGTACAGGGCCTCGGACAGCCCGCTCGGGGCGCCGAACTTCGGGTACGTCCGGCGGACGGCCTTGAGTTCGGCGTAGGTGCCGTACTTGAGCGACGGCTTCCGTTGGCCCTCCTCCGGCACGCCGTCGCACATGCCGCCAGCGAGCATGTCGGCGTGGAAGAGCGGCGTGCAGTCCCGGCACGGGCTGGCCGCGCGGAACATGAGCAGCAGCCGCTCGTTTGCGTCCTGCCAGATGAGCCATTCCTTCTCGTCCATGCAGGCTGGCTTCACAGCGCGAGCCCCGCCGCCATGTCTGGCTCTTCCTCGGTCACGATGTCGGCCCACGTAAGTTCGTCGCCGGCGTGGTCGAGCGAGGCGAGGTTCTTGACCGCCTGCCGGTAGTAGCTCGGCTTCAGCTCCACGCCGAGCCCACGCCGCCCGAGCCGCACCGCGGCGTAGACCTCCGACCCGACGCCCATGAACGGGGTCAGGACCGACTCGCCGGGATTGGACCAGAGCACGAGCGCCCGTTCGATCACGTCCAGCTGGAGCGGGTGAACGTGCTTCTCGTCCTCTTCGTCGCGGGACTCGCGGAACGGTAGGACGCGATCAAGCCGCACGTCATCCCAGAACGCCGAGGCGTACTGTCGCCAGATCCAATGCGAGTAGCGGTTCTCGATTTGGTTGCCGGTCCACCCTTTGTAGCGGAGCAGTTCATGCGGGATCTGCCGCTCGCCCGCGTACTCGGTGAGCCCATGCGGGTGCGCGATCGGCACCGCGTTCTCGCCCTTGCGACGGAACACGAGCAGGTAGTCAGCCGATGCGGCCGAGCATCGGGACGAGTCGTCCACGATCGTCTTATGGGCGAGCGCCTTGGTCATCGTCCGATTACGGACGGTAAGCGGTTCCTTCCACACGGCGTAGCGGGCGACGAACTCGAACCCGATGCCCTGGTGGAGCCGGATGATGTCACCGGGGAAGTCCATCATCGCGTCGCCCTTGCCGTGGTTCGAGAGCGGGATGTCCATGCAGTGGACCGCCGTGACCCGGCCCGGCATCGTCAGCCGGTGAAGTTCGCGCACCACGAACCCGTAGTGCTCCATGAACTCGGGGTAGCTGGTCGAGTTGGACAGGTCGCGCTCGCTCGAGCTGTACTGGTAGAGCCCGGCGAACGGAGGCGAGTAGATCGACAGTGCAACCGAACCATCCGGCAGGGTCGGCATGACCTCCATGCAGTCGCCCTGCCAGATGGCGAAGCGATCCGTGATCATCTGGTCGGCTACAGCCATGACGGAACCTCGGTGGTCACGGTGAATGGGACGGACCGGCGCACGGCCATCGCCTGGCCCATGTGCGATACCAGCGCCGTGAACATCCGGTCGGCTTGGTCGGCCTTCCGCTGGAGGTTGTCCAGCGCGTGCCGGCCGCCCTCGGTGGTCACGATGTCCACGACCACGGGCCGCTTCTGGCCGTACCGCCACGACCGGCGGACCGCCTGGTAGTACTGTTCGTATGAGTGCGAGGGGAAGAAGCTCATCCGCGCGCAGTGCTGCCAGTTGAGGCCCCACGCACCGATCTTCGGCTTGGTCACGAGCACCCGGACCTCGCCCCGGCTGAACGCGAGCAGCGCCTCTTCCTTGCGGTCGGCATCGTCCGAACCGCTCACCTGGACCGCGCCGGGGATGAGTTTCGCCAGCAAGTCGCCCTCGGGGTTGAGGTGGCACCACGCGACGGCCGGCTCGGCGTTGGTCAGGAGTTCGGCGACCTGCTCGCACCGCTCGTGGATCGTGCGGCGCAGCTCGTCGCGCTCCTCGTGGATCCCGAGCGCCGGCAGGTCGAACAGGGTGCCCTCGGGCCGGGTCCGGGCCTCGATCATGTGCATCCGGTGTTCGAGGGGCGGCAGGCGGAACCCATCGTCGTCGAACCCGAGGTCTGCGGGCCGCCGCATTGCCCGCGCCCAGGACGAAACCCAGCGCCAGAAACCATCCTCCGCGTGACCCTTGAACCTCCACTGTGGTCCGCGCCACTCGCGCGGCGCCCCGTAGCCCCGCCATCTCCCCTTCGTGTCGCTCGTGTTCGCATCGTTCTTGAAAAACCGGTTGAGCATGTCCATCAGGCCGAGGTAGCCCAGCGCCTCAGAGGACGTGCCGAGTTCGGTGTAGTCATTCGGAGCGGCGGTCGCGGTGCAGAGCAGCCGGTAGCGCATCTTCCGCATGAAGTCGGTCACGATCGCCCGGCGCGCCCCGTCGAATGACTTGATGGCGCTCGACTCGTCGCAGACCATCCCGCCCAGCTCGGTCGGGTCGAAGTGGTGCAGCCGTTCGTAGTTGGTGATGGTGATGCCGGCCGTGATCCGGCCGTCGCGCGACGTGTCGGCCTCGATGCCGAACTTCGCCGCTTCGGCCTTCGTCTGGTAGGACACGGCGAGCGGGGTGACGATGAGGACAGGCCGCCCGGTCAGCCGCCGGACGTTCTCGGCCCACACCAGCTGCATCGGCGTCTTGCCCAGCCCGCAGTCCGCGAAGATGGCCGCCCGGCCCTTGCGGATAGCCCAGTCGGTGAGCGCCTGTTGGAAGTCGAACAGGAAGGCCGGCATCCAGATCGGCTCGAACCCGTCGGCGCCGTCCAACTGCGCGCGCCGTTCGAGGAAGTCCGCGTACTCGCTCACAGCGCCAGCACCGGCACGAGCAGCACGACGAACAGCAGGATCACGACGATGGCCGCCAGCCCCAGGAAGAGCGACGCCAGCGACTCCTCGCCCGCCGGGTGCCCGCTGTCGGGCGGCTCGCCGGGGATGTTGCGGGTGCAGATGTGGCAGGCCGGGTTGCCGCACTGGCGCAGGCTCGGACCCGCGACCGGGCGGGCGTGCGGCTGCCTCACGACGCCCGCCAGAGCAGCAGCAGCTCGCGCAGGACGTAGAGCGCGACGTGCTTGCCGGTGGCCGTCGTGTGGCCGATGTTGACAATGTCGTGACCTTCGGCCCGCAGCTCGGCGATCCGGGCGGCCAGCCGCATGGTGCCGACCTCGGTGAGAGCGAGCGCCGGTGTCACGCCGTCGACGCCCTGCTCGCGCAGGAGCGCCAGGACGGCCCGCGTCGAGGGCTTCATGCCAGGCCCAGCCGCTTCGCCATCTCGGCCCAGTCGTCGGCCGTCAGCTCGGCCCGCGAGCGGGCGCCCGCCACGTCGTTGTAGACGGCCGTGACGCCGCTGCCCTTGATCCCCGCGTGGACGGCGGCGCCGTGCAGCCGGGCCTGCGTCCAGGGGGCCATGACGACGGGTGCGCCCTCGTTGACTTCCATGACGTTGACGATGCCGTCCGGGCGATCGACGGTCTGGA